TCATGACACCTCCGCCCGCGCTAATTCTTCTGTAGTTAACCGGCGTTTGGCTTTGAGTTCAGCGAGTGTGGCCGGACGTATATCCTGCTCATGCACAATCTGCTCACCTTCCAGCAGGTAGTAATGGCTGCTCTGTTGGGCTTTGATGGTTTGTAGCCCGTCCATCGCAATGCGGCTTGCAAACACCACTACATCACCTGCAATGAAATCGCCCTGCACTGCTTTAAGCCCTGATTTGCCATGAAGGATATGTTCTGCTAAATTGGTATTCATATTCATTTCCTCAGAATTGAATTGTTGGAACAAAGCCTGACCTCGACCGTCAGGCTTTTTCTTTTTGTTCTACGCATAGGTGAACCTGACGATCTAACTCAGCCAAGAACAGATGTAGTTGATGAATGACTTTGGACATATCCGTTGCTTCGCCCTGAGTAATGCGCCCGTCTGCCATCATTTCTCTAAAAATAGCGCATACGTCACCGCCACTCATTCCAATACTTAGAACCAGATCAGTGAGTGCGGTATCTCTACATTCAGGAATTGTGGGTAAATCAAGAGAAACCTTTCCATGCTCGAAATTCAGGCTTTGTAAGATGCGGTAATCACCAGTTAATGCCATAAGTTTCGAAGCTTCTAGCAAAGATAAATGGTGAGTATCTGTATTGGGATTGACCTTACTATTGAGTACAGCCGGACTTTTAATTCCCATGCGTGATGCAAGACTGTTTGCTCCGCCTCTGTAGTCATGAACAGTGTTATAAGCAGCATCCAATATGTTCATTTCATATTCCTTTAAACGTGTTTATTAGATGACTATCTGACTACTATTTTGAGTAGAACGGATATATCCCCAATTAACATCAGGTCTAAGTTCTTCAGCTGTGACCTGACCGTTCGTAAATTTTTCAATTGGCAAACAACGGTCTTCAGGAATTTTCTCAAAATTCCATTTGCATAAAGCCCAAGGAGTAATTTTTATTCCTCTGGCTAATGCCGATTTACTACCAGCAATTTTGATAGCTTTTATTAATGCATCTTTTGGAGTAGACATAATGCAACCGAAATCACTACTTAAAGTAGAAGATAATATACAACTTAAAATAGAATTGGTGC